CATTAGTGTGAACAAACCAATCTCCTGTGGTCTCTCGTTTTTTTCGTATACTTAAAACTGGTGCTTGATTTAATCCATGTCCAATAGTTTGACTAGCACCATTACCTGTATAAGTCACAATACTAAATCCTGCGGTTGTATTGGCTTGAACTGTTGCAGTAATAGTTCCGTCTGTGTTAGATGAGGTAGTACCACCATTAGCTGCCCATTGAAATGCTACATAAGTATCACTACCACCATTAACACTTCCACCATCACCTAAAGAAAAACCATCAGTGTTAAAAGCTGTCAAACTAGTAGATTGTGTGCTTTCTGCATCAGTATTGTTAGTAAACATTCTTTTGGTTGCACCTCTATTACTATCAAAAACTCTGTGAGAAACAGCATTATTTCTTTCTTTAATCCATACCCAATCAGGTTTTAAATCAGAGTTACCTGTATTAGTTATAGACCTACTCGCTCCATTACCTGAATAAATAATTGTTTGATGATAAGCTGAACCATCATCTATTGTTGTATAAGCCATTATCCAAACTCCGCTAAATTTTTTGTATTAAGTGCATAATATCCTGATGGAACAGAGTAAAAAAAATCTCCATATCCATTTGCATCTGAATTTCCTGATGCAGTTTTATTACCTGCAAAACTTCCTTCTTGTCCAAAGTTAACTACTATAACAGTGCCATAAGCATCTCCAAAACCAAATCCCCAACCTAGTGATGAAGTTATTCCACTATATGCTTGACCTTGACTAGAGTTATTTTTATAAAAAGTTAAAGTCCCATTATCTAAATCTAAAAGAGTTCCTATAATATCATTAGCCGCAAAACTTGAACCATAAGAAGTGTCTCTTGAGTTGTTATGTATTTTAGAACCACTACCACTAGAATCATACCCATAACCATTAGCAGTTTTTCCAGGATATGCTCCAATCGCCAAACCAGACCTTTGAATACCTATTGCTCCTGCATCACTGCCATCAGATACAATTAAAGTTTCCCAATACCATTTTCCGCTTTCTGGAAATATAGTCCCTTCACACTGCTTATAATCTCCATTGTTGCCTGTAGATTTTAAATTACCCTCACTCAATGTACTATTAGAAGAGTCGCTTCCAATAGCACCTCTAATAGAATTTAGTGTGCAATAATTATTAGTGCAAGTATCTGTGGTTACATCTGTAGCTGCAAGATTACTAGGTGTCCAATGTAAATCATTACCTGATGTATCTGCACCTATACCACTAGAGTTTGCACTTGTTCCCGTTTGTTTAAATTGTAAATAAAAACCATTATTGCCATATGTTCCCGTGTATCTTTTTGGAATCCAAACTCCATTGTCATCAAACTCTCCAAAGTCAGTATAGTCTTTTGCTTGACCATCTATAACATGAAATTCTGTGACATATCCGTCAAAATAGTAGTCACTGTTAGGTGGTGAGCCTCCTACATAATAAGTTTTACCATTTGATAAATGTTGTAAAGTAGCATTTTGATTTGGATAAGTTGCTGTTCCGTATGACCTCTCAACACCATTTATGTGTATTATTACTCTGTTTGCAGCAGTTCCTTGAGTTGTATCAACTTTAATATGACAATGATACCAAGCACTAGGGTCTCTAAATACACCATCTGGTCTTACATCTAAAGTGCCACTAGACACATCCCAAGCAAATTGTAAATCATTTCCACTTCTTAGATATATTGCACCTGTATTACTTCCATCATTAAATCTGTACAATGCTCTAAAAGCTGATGTAATATTTCCTATTTTAAACCAAAAAGATATTGTGGTTAATTTTTGGTCGCTTGGGTCAGTGGAAAATGCTCTAGATAAAGAAGCACTGTCATTATCATTAAATCTAAGAGAGTTACTTATTTCATAACTTTCTTTTACTTCACCCGCAGCACTAGGTATCGTAACACCCATGTTATACTACCTCTTTTGGAAACTCACCTAGTGGTCTTGTAACTGAACCATCTTCTTGTTCTATGTATGTCAGTAAAGTTATCAATGCATCTACATCTGAACAGTTATCTATAGATGTTTCCATAGCATTAACTTTTGTTCTTACTGCTGCTCTGTATGTTTTAATATTATCAGGTACAGAATAAGAATCTACATCTGCAGCTTTGATAACATACCAATCTGTCTTAGCTAATAGTCCTGCAGCCTCTGCGTTAAATTTATTTTTATATTGTGTTTTAAGACCATAGTTAATTACTTGATTACCATCGGCATCTTTTACTTTATCACCATTCTCATCAACGGCATCTTCATCTGCAAGTTTTTTAGCAGTTGCTGTTCCATAGCTACCTGTTACTTTACCACTACCAAATGCATAAGTAATATCTGTATTAATATAAAATGCCTCATCTTTTTTATTGGTGCTATCTATTTCTACAGTATAGATACCAATAGCATTTCTCTCTGCTTCGGTCCATAAACTATAAATAGTTTTAGGATATTGATTATCTCCTATTGTAATTCCTTTGTTGCCTTTGGGGAACTGTGTAATTTTTTCTGATTCTACTAATGCAAACATATTTACTCCTATGATAATGTTAGGTTAAGACTTCTACCTACCTCCAAAAACTTTGAACCGTTATATCTAAATACAAAGTGGTCACCTTTACTTGCAGTTGTAGTTAGTGTAGGTGCCGCATCGTTTATAAATTCATATGCAGCATTGAATGTAACTGTTCTTGAACCTGTGCCATCTTGAATAATTAGTAAAGATACAAACTGTCCTGTTACTCCATTGCTTGCTGCAGCTAGTGTTCTATTACCACCCAAGGTAACTTTAGCGACAGGTTGTGTTGATACGTTCCAGTTAATTGTAGAACCATCTGTTAAAGTTGCTTCGGGGTTATACGCACCCACATTAAACTTTGTATTGGCAGTGGTAAATTGCATAACATCTGTACCTCCTGCCTTAAAATCTATTTGGTCATCTGTATCTGCGTGAAAACTTGTATCACCATCGACATCTAAAACTAACTCTTCACCATTTAAATCTCTGTTCATGGGTCCACCCACTGCACCAGATATTTCTACAATAAAGATTGATGCTCCACTTGCAGG